AACTATGCTTTCCTTCGTGCCGTTGATGGAGTATTCACACAGGCGGAAGCTGGAAATGGAATCAAGATTGAAGTAACCGAGAATGCAGCAGGAACAGGATTGACAGGCGAGGCTATGTACGCCTACATGAATGACGCTTATTTAAGAGCTTCGGTATTGCCTTGGTTTGATCCTGCTACATTGCGAATTGAAATGACTTCTGCAATGGCGGCTGTTTGGGTTGCGTGGATGAATTCATTAGGTGACAGGTCAATGTACAATTGCGAATGTTATTCTGCTGATGGTTTGACTTCACAAAGAAGTTTTACATTGGACGGTCAACTTAGAATATTTGGCATTCCTGTATTCGTAAGACGTGAATTTGATGGCGTAATAAATCAATTGGATTTGGGCAACCCATACAGGGCTTTGCTTACAACAAATGAAAACATCCTTATCGGTACATCAGAACTAGATCAGCTTCCTGCTTTCTCTATCCACTATTCACAGGATGATGATATGATTTATATCAAAGGAGGTGCGCAAATCGGGGTATCATTGGTAACAGATGACTACATCTACATCGGTGCAGAAACTGAATCACCAAGCGTTTAACCATTAAAAATAAAAAGATATGGCTGTAACAAGCGTTTGTGGTACATTAAGAAACGGGCAGGATAATTCTTGCCCTACCACCATAAAAAGAAAATACTACCAACAGGCTGTTATTATAAACCGTACATCTATTAATTACACCGATGCTGTATATGGAGTGCCTACGGAAGAAGAATGCGCCTATAATGTACAATTCGCATTAAAAACAGGTGAAACGGGTTATCGTATTTCAGGTTCAGAGCAAGGAAGCTCTTTCAAAGGGTTCTATGACAAATCACTTTCTGATTTAGGGAACGTTCAATACGCACACCAAGTTCAGTTATTGATTATGGGTATATCGGAAGAAACAAAATGTATTCTGAATGCTTTGGATCAAGGCAGCTTCGTCGTCGCATTGCAGAATGGTGACATTGTGGAAATATTCGGATTCAACAACGGATTAGGCACAGGTGACTATACCTATGACGTACAGGAAAACGGAGGCGGTACATTGATTACATTAACATCTGCCGAAGATAACAATGAATCAAAATTGCCTATGGTTTACAAATCAGAAACTACAGGCGGTGAAATTGCTGATTTCGATGCATTGTTTGCTAACACCGCTCCTAGCGTGTAATAAAGCCTTATGGACATACAAGAATTAATATTAAATAATAGTGATAAGGTTAGGAGAGATTCTAGCCTTATGGCTTTTTATATAGAATCGTTTGAAAAAACATTCGGATATAAACCAAATTGCGCAGGTTGTACTTTTAACGAAGATTTTCGTAAATTGCAGAATCATTACAACGGTTCAAAAACACAAACCTTAAAAACTTCAAAAATGGAATCAGATTATAAGTTAAAGAAAATTGTTCACGAAATTAAATACTACCACAAAGAAGGGAAGACACATCGGCTATATGATAACCTTTTCGATAAGTACCCTTCATTTGTAAATGACTATTTGACTTTCGGAACAAAAGAAGAAATTACAGAACGAAAATCGTTATTTTCATTATTGCCTGAAAAGTTCAGGCCAAAGGAAAAGAAAAATCCAATAGAAAATGATATTCCTAAAGTAGCAAAGACCCGAAAAAGAAAAAACGCTAACTAATGACCGAAGCAGTAAGAAAGAGCCGTGCGGTTTTAATTGAACTATACCACCGTGTAGTAAAATTATCTACTGATAAAAAAGACGGTGATGTTTATTGGAATGGAGAAAACAACCTTTATCCGAATGAGGTTGAACGGGTTGTTAATTCAAGTCCTACGGCTAAACGTGCGGCAAAGATTATGGCGAAGTTTATTTCTGGTCGTGGTCTTACTGATGAAACACAGGATATTATTGTAAACGTTGATAAGAACTACAAACTTTCGAAAATTGCTGATTTGGTTGCACAAGATGTATCCGAGCAAGGCGGTAGCTGGATTCATAGAGGATTTGGTTTAGAAGTTGATGAAATTACAAATGAAGTAAAAATAGTTCCTAAAACATTAGACGTTTTGGATTATTGCAAAGTAAGAAAGTCAAAAGAAGATGATAACAAATATGATTCAAAGATTTGGCTAAAGGATTACACTGAAAAATCATCATTTGGAACAAAAGACAAAAAGGCGAAATGGTTCTATCCTTTGAACAATAACCAAGATGTTATAATTGCCCAAATAAAAGCCGACTATGAAGAAAAAAAGGGAACGCCTACGGATAACATAGCCGAAATGTTACCTTATTACCGTGGTCAAGTCTATTATTGGAATACAACGCCTAAGTTTAAATACGCACTTGCTCCAATTGATTCGGTGTATAATGCCGCTGATTCAGAAGCACGTATTCAGACTTGGGAGAATGGCGAAATAAGAAAAGGATTTCTGGGCAAAACCGCTGTTTTAACTCAGGGATTGGATGAAGAAATTGCTAAAAACATAGACAAGCAAATTGAAGAATGGCTAGGCGAAAGTTCCAACGGTATTTTCAGGCTTGATTTGGAATCAGTAGAAGATATTACAAAGGTTTTGCACGTCATACAACTTAAGGCTCAGATTGACCCTAAGTTATTTTCTGACATGAAAAAACAATTAGCTACTACTATAATGGGTGCGTTTAATTCTATACCTGAATTGCTTGTAGTTTCATCATCGGGTTCATTGTTCGGAACATCAGGAGAAACTTACGAACAAGCAAAGATATTCTACAACGAACAAACTGAATCAGAACGTTGGGGATTGTCCGAAACACTTACCTATATGGGATTTCCTTGTGAAATTAAACCAATAGTAGAACCAAAAATAGAAATAACACCATCAATATAATGCTAATACAAGAAGATTATGTTTGCATAGGGGTTATCGCAAAGCATTGCGACAACACAAAGTTATGCGTTGCTGAAAACCAATCATTGGAATTTGATTTGCCTGGACTTTATTGTGACTTTTGGACTACTGTTTTGGATATTTGGAATGAGATAAATGCATACCGCATTTATTTGGCTGAATGTGAAACAGACCCTGATTGCATAACGCCGCCAACCGAGCCAACAAATTACGATTTAAAGGTAAAACTTATATTTGGTGGAGAATATGCAACTTGTAACGGAAAAACACGCAAACAGGGCGGTGTAAAAAAAGTTATTACTTACTATTCATACGCCCGTTATGTAATGACAAACGTATTTAACGATACTGCTACAGGGTTGGTTCAGAAAACAAACGAATTTTCCATACCTATTGACCCGAAGGCGTTAAAAGATTTATCCAACGAGTATCGAAACTTCGGATTTATAACATTCAATGAAACAATTAATTTTTTATGCGCCAATAAGGATTCATTTACAGATTTCGATTCATGCGAATGCAAAGGTTGTGGTTGTGGTTCTGAAAAATGTGGAGGCACTAAGGCAAAAGGTTTCGGAATACGCACTTCAAACATCACGAAAAAGTTATGAGTTGCGAAAGTTTACAACAGGGAATGGATTTAAGGTGTTCGCCTTATTCCCAAAAGTATTATCAGCAATTGGTATTGATTAATCGTTCGGATGTTTTAAACAAGCGTATAGTAACTTCTAACACCGATATAGGAGGCGTTTATCATTGCGCCAACCGAGTTTTTTTTAACCTTAAGGAAGATTTAAAAGGTTTCAGGTTCTCAATGAATGAAAATGCATCAGCTATATTCGGTAATGTAGATAAATCAATAGTTGAATCAATACCACAATATTCACATGGCGTTTCAATTGTCGTGATGGGAGTGGATGAACCCACAAAATGCATCTTATCACAATTGGATTACGGGGATTATTTCGCCGCCTTGCAGTACTACGACAACACTATTGAAATATTCGGGTTTGAATTTGGATTGTCTACAATAAATTACAATTACGATCCGCATAATTCAGGAGGTGGCGCAGTAATCAGGCTGGCTTCTTTATCCGATGCTTTAGAAGATAACCTTCCCTTTGTTTACAAGTCTACAGAAGGAACGGAAGTATCAGACTTTGACAATAATTTTGAGAATGTTATCTTCGATATAAACGGGGATTTCAATTCGGATTTCAATAATGACTTTAATAATCAGGAATAATGACAGAAGCAGATGTTTTACAATTAATTGCTGATTTTATAGTAGCTAACGGAAACAATGAAATAACCGCAGATGTTTTACGTCCAATATTGGAGGAAATGGTAAAACAGCCTAATGATTACATTGGGGATTTATCACAGTTAAGCACAGCGGCTAACGATAATTTAGTAGAGGCAATAAACGAAGTAAATCAAGCAATAGCAGATTATGGCGTAAACTTTGTTACACTATATCAAGGCTATGACAATCCAAATGTAACGCCTCCACCTACTTATTCATTTGGGGATTTCTATTTAGAAAAGGCATTGGATAATACGCCAATACAATTATGGCGTTATGATGTAACTGGATGGGTTAACACATTGTCAAGTCCTGTAGATGTAATTTCCGCATTGACAGAATACCACGGACAATTCAATTGGGATTCAGTAGGAAATCCTTTGAAGCAATTTGACCTTCCAGAAAACTGCAAAATCATAAATGTTCATGCGGATGGAAGATACTTGAATCATACTTACGATTGGACACGTGGCACAGCACGATTAAATATAATATCAACAATAGACGAAAACGCATTCATCTGCGTAGATGGATTAATACCAACACCATAATATGAAAAAAATAATCTTTTTACTTTTTGTTTATGCTTCGGCATTCGCACAACCTGCAAACCCGACATCATTTCCTCTTGGAATAAAATCTAATTTTATACTGCCTTATTCAGGCGGTAAGGTTGGGATAAATACTACTTCGCCTTTATCTGTATTTGATATTACAAGTACCACAAGCGGTATATTGATACCTAGAGTTACAACAACTCAAAAGAATGCCATTTCATCACCTATAACCTCTACATTAGTATTCGATACCACATTGGGCTATTACAGCTATTACAACGGTTCTGTTTGGGTTTCAATATTTGACAGCACATTGATTGATGGTAAGGCAAATTTAGTTGGAGGTAATACGTTTACAGATTCCCAAATCATAAATACGAACGGCGTAGCTAAAGTAGGATTGAGCATAATGGCTACCACTTCACAAACAGCAGATTTACAGCGTTGGGTTAACGAAGTTGGTACTATTCAGACACGGATAGGTTTCGGGGCAAACCTTATCACCTCACAGCCAATAACTGGAACTATATTTACAAATGCAAATTCAAACTTTTCAAAGGTAGAAGTTGGAACGCTAGGTACTACTATTTCAAGGAATCATCCGACTACAGGCGTAACTTTGACAGTTACCGATACGGATGCATCACAGACGGCAAACCCTTTGGAAGTATCTACAAATATAAGCGGTTCACAGGCGGTAAGATTTGCAGTACAGAAAAGTGGTAAGGTTACAATGACAGACGGAACAGCATCTACTGACGGGGCTACTGTTGGTCAGTTGACGGCTTTGGGTGGTAGTTATGTGCCTTATACGGGTGCGACGACAAATGTTGATTTAGGAGCATTTAATTTAACAGCAAACAGGGTTACATCAGGAACGGTTCAGATAGGGGCTACTACAGAATCAGGATTCAATCAATTCTCAGAAGTTGATGGTAATATAAACAACGAACGAAGGAGGCTGGCTTCTAATACTTCCACTCACTCGGTAGGTTCAAACCACCAACGTTCAAGAGGAACATTAGCCGCTAAAACCGCTACATTGGCAAATGATAGGATTGCTGTTTATTCGTTTGGTGGTTACGATGGTTCGGCATTTCAAAATAATTGTAGGATAATTGTTTCAGCAAATGAAAACATAACACCTACAGCGCAAGGCGCCAAAATGGTTATTGAAACCACGAAGTTAGGCACTACTGCTGATTATCCTAGTATGGAAATTGCAGGGGATTTGATTACAATACATGGAAAGGCAGTTATAGACAATGCGCCAACGAACCCAACTGATGCGGTAAGACTTACAGAAATTACCGCTTTATCTACGGTATATCAGCCTTTGGATTCAGATTTAACCGCCATAGCCGCACTTACAACAACATCGTTCGGGCGTTCTTTATTGACTCAGGCAGATGCGACGGCTACACGAACTACAATAGGAGCTGGAACAGGAAATGGAACGGTGACTTCGGTATCAGGAACTACGAATAGGGTTACGGTAGCAACAGGCACAACCACGCCTGTAATTGATATATCAGCCACGTTCGAAGCATTACTTTCTAAGGTTGCAAATAGAATAGATCAAAACAATTCAGCAACAACATCAGCGCAATTGGCATCTATCTTGACAGATGAAACAGGAACAGGAGTTGCTTCGCCTGTTGTGTTGTTCGGAACTGCTTCTGCACTAGCAACAGATATAAGACGCGCAGACGGTAGCACATTGGCTCGTAATACGCTTACGCAAGGCTCACAAGTAGGAACAGATGGAACAGCGGGAAGTACGGCTGTAGTAGTTGCAACAACTACATTTAACGATGCTATTTTTAGGCTTCAAAACATGATGGTAGGACTGACGGCAACGGCTACACTAGATTTTCCGTCAACGACAGCGCAATCATCATCTGATTTGACAATAACAGTAACAGGCGCAACGGTTGGTCAATTTGTAAGACTTATAGTTCCTATAGCTTCAATGATGACAAATAGCTTTTATGAAGCATTTGTAAGTGCGACAAATACCGTAACAGTGCGTTACCACAATTATTCATCTACAACCCAAAACCCTCCTTCGGGATCATTCAAGGTTACGGCTTTAAACTAATAACAAGGCAACTTTAAACGGTTGCCTTTTAAGATTAACTTTTAAATACTTTTATCATGATTAAAAAACTACTTTTTATTTTACTTTTATCGGGAATTACGGCAAGCTCTCAAACGAGTTTTAAGTCCTACCTTTGCGTGGACTACAGGGCTATCATGCGCACAGCCATTGTAACGCATCATCAGAAGATTTTATGCACAGGTGCAAGCGCATTCAACGACATTTTGCCAGAGGTATGGTATTATGACGAAAACAGTTTGGCGGTGGATAATGGAACAACCGTCTTAAAGCCTACTGAACTACTGACAACGGAAGGAGGGCGTTATATTTTCCTTTATCGTGCAACTACGGGGGATTTTCCTATACCTACAATCGCAACATCTACAAGAGTAGCGGGAACAAGTTGGCAGAATACAGGCACACGTCCTGTTATGGGAGTTTATTCGATTACGGCATCGGTTACAAATCCATTACTTGCTGGAAATAGTAGCGTAACTATTTATGGGGAAACATCTACAAACGGCACCACATGGACTACAGCCACAACTAACGGTAATACATCCAGTGTTGCGTTGACGGTAACTTTGCAGATTACAAACGGACAAACGGCAAACCTTGTATTTGCGGTTCCCGTAGGTCAATATGGACGCATCAGGATTGTAACAACGGGTACGGCATCAGCATCAATTGTAAATCAGTGGGAAATGACATTGTAATTACAAAATAAATTCTTACATTTGATTTTGTTTTCATAGTTTATACTTTGGTTAGTAACAGAAGCCCGATTTCCTATAACATGGAAAATCGGGTTTTTTGTTTGGTAGTTTGAAAATAAGTTGTATGTTTGCATATATGAAAGCAACAAATTTATATCTATCATTTTGTTATTCGCTATTTAGCGGAGGGACTGAGGTATGATATAGATTAAATATATTTTACAATCCCCTCCGAAAGTTGGGGATTTTTATTTTGGGAGTAATGCCAATCGGTTAGGCGGCAGACTGTAAATCTGCTAAACGTTACGTTGGGTGGTTCGATTCCATCTGCTCCCACAAAAAGGTTTAGAAGCTAACTCGGTAGAAGCGTCGGACTGAAAATCCGAAGGAATTGGTTCAACTCCAATCTATACCACAATGACCGCATAGCCCAACGGCAGAGGCATCGGGTTTAAGCCCCGTTCAGTAATGGTTCGAATCCATTTGCGGTTACAAAAAAATGATAATGCTCTGATACGCTAAATGGAAGTGCGGTAATACTTAGGATATTATGGTTGCAAGTTCGAATCTTGCTCAGAGTACTAAAATGTCGGATTACCTAATATTGGCGTTGGGCATTGATTGCAAACCTCTGTTAATTTCAGTTCGATTCTGAAATCCGACTCATTTTTAAATCCCTTTCATTAATTTGTAATGGATTTTTTTATTTATATTTGCTTATGCGTAACAAATTTATAATTATAGGTGGTTCTGCTTTTTTGTTAGGGGTTAGTTTTAGCTTCAACGAAAACCCAGACACTATAAAATCAAAACCATGTGACGAGGTTGTAATATACGATATGCTAGGAAACGAAACAGACACATTACAAAGCGGAGTTTACATAATCAAAGAAACCAAAGACGGTAATACAACTACCAAAAAAATAGTAATCAATTAAACATCATAAAAATGCCTAAGCCTACATTAACAGTTGACATCAGCACATTGCCAACGAAACAAGAAAACCTAGATTTAATGAATGAGTGGTTAGATGCTGAGGAAGTAGAATCAGCAGTAACATTTAAGGTCAATGGAGTTCAAGTAGTTCCAAGACCTAGAACAATCCAACACTAATGAAGTTCGGACTAAAAGAAACTATTTCCCTATGCGCTTTGTTGCTCGTAGGGATTTTGTATTTAACGGTGTTTGAACCTTATTTTTATGATCGTGTTTGGTGTGTAATAAACGAAATGCCCTCAATAACAGGAATAACTGCCTTATGGGTTATTCTATGGCAAAATAAAGGCATCCATTGGATTTACACCGCAATGCTATGCTTTGTTACAGGAATGGAAATAATGACGCTTTCAGACGCTTTATTTAGAGTTTACATTTATCTTACACAATACAATACAGATATTTTCGTTCTGAATGAAGAAATTAATAAAACTTATCCTAACTTGCAGGGTGTTTGTATTTTGATATCGGGTATTTTTATAATGACGGTATTTTTTAAAACAGTAACTTCTAATAAAAAATAATATGGCTACAGTAGTAGAATCAAAACAGTTTAGATTAAATTGGCGTGACGCTGGCAGGGGTTTAATTGTCGCTTTAATTGGTGCGGTATTGCCAATACTTAACAATGCACTTTACGCATGGATCAATGGCGCCGACTTTCAAGTGAATTGGGAAACGGTTATAAAGGTTGCAGTCGGTGCTTGCCTTTCTTATTTAAGTCTTAACTTTGGTTCGGCATCTAAAGTTATTGCCATAACCGATAAAGGCGATTTAAGTCAAGCTAAAACCCGAATAGAAAAAGTAGCATGAATTACATACCGACAAAAGAAGAACAGCAAACAATTAATGAAATATCCTTAAATTTGTAGGATGCAGAATGTACCGCAATGGGCAAAATCGATATTAGAATTAGCCAAACTAAATGAGAAACACTTCTATAATGTAAAGATAATTGCATTGTGGGGTGTTATATTTTTTTTAGTCAACGTACTAATATCTGGCAAAGATTCCGATTGCGACAAAATCATCAAAGAAAAGGATGAAAATTATAAAAATCTTAAAGAAATATGTAACGTTTATAAATCCGAAAACATTTATCTTACCAAAGGTAAATCTGACTGCTTGAAAGAAAAAGATACTTTGCACGCTTTGTATTTTAGAATTAAGTCAGAAAGGGATTCGCTGGAAAACGAAATATCAATCCTTAAGAACAAATAATTATGAAAAGAATTTTACTTATATCAGTTGTATTCCTAGTATGTACTAGCGAAAAACCCTTGTCAACTAGGGAACCCACCATGCAGGAAGCACTTAAAGAACTGCATTATTGGGAATCTAAAGACCTTGCAAACAGGGAGAAAATGCTGATTATAAACAACCAATAAAAAATAATTTAAAAATAATTAATAAAAAGTACGTACGTATCAATTATTATGTATACATTTGTCATGTAGAGTTAGAGGGCTACCAACAAAGTTTACTGTTTTAATTTAAACAGACCGCAAAAGCCTCATTCGTCCTCTAACGTTTGGGGCTTTTTGCATTAACATTAATACTTATTATTATGAAAATAGAAAACAAATTATCTGAAATTAAAAAACATTTAGGACTTGAATTAGTAAAGTGTGATTATTTTACAGGAATACAAAATCACAATGGTAAAGAATATTTTAATATAATCACGAAAAACGCAATAAGCGAAGATTCATTATATTATGATCTAAGAAGCCTTATACAAGTAGGCATATTGTCTAAAATAGAGCCTAATGGATATAAAAGAATTGCTTTATTTTTTTAATTAACCCAAACACTAACAACTTAAAAAACATTCACATGAAAACAACAATCTTACTATTACTAACAGCCTTTACATTATCGGCTCAGGACAAAGACAACTACTTAGGATTTACAACAGGAATAGATGTAGCAAACATCGCACAGGGTGATTACAACGGAATATTTAAGTTTACTATGGTTGCCAGCAACGTAGAAGTAAACTTAGGTTACGAAACATATCCTGAACTCGATTTTAAGCGTTACAGCTTCGGATTAGGCTATCACTTCCCTTTATATGCTTATGTAGGCGGAAAAGAGCTTAAAACAACGTTTACTCCGTCATTAGAGCCTTCCTTAATTGACCGTTCAGGAACTTGGGGCGTTGCGTTCGTGGATGAAAACAAATCGTCGCATTTGTCCTTAGCTTTGAATTTGGAATTTGAATGGAATGTAACCGATAACATTTCGGTAGGCTATAACCTTAACTTTTTACCAAGCACTGATTTAAAGGCTAAATTTGAGCGTGAATTATGGAGTGAAAAATTGGTTATTGCTGACACGCCTGTAAGGGTTTCGGGTTTTGTGAGTGTGAAATATAAATTAAACAGATAGTTATGGAAAAGATTATAGAATCGTTTATGAAGGGTATCATGATTAGTCAACTAATAATGATTATTATTGCAATAGTGATGATGTTTCAAGGAATATTCGACACAGGTTTTTATACGTTTTCCGCTTCATTATTAGGATTCGTTTTAATATATTTTAACCTTGACGAACCAAAATCAAAGTATCACAAATAACACCTAAAACAATGGAAACATTAAAAAAATATCTGGAAAATCTTTTAAAAGAATGTGAGCATGGAGACGCGGAACATAGACAATGGCTAAAAGATAAATTCAATGATCACTATGAGCAAAACAAAGACCAATACGAGGATGATTTTGAAAGTGAATTTGTTGAAAAACTTATAGAAGAACTTCCTTCCGAAGGAATAGACACTTCTATGTGGGAATATAATTATGGGGATTGTTGTTCAGGTGCTGTTGAGTTCCTATCTCGATGTATAAAGGGACAATAATAAATCCTGTAAAAACTAAACCAAATAACACCTCGATTGTATAGGTAAATCAAAACCAACAAACATTAACTTAATAAACAAAACGATGGAAAATAAAACAGAATGGGAATTTGCTAGAGAGTGGTGGAATATGTTAAGTGAAATTGGTAAAGCATATTTTATGGAAAAATACGAAAACTCTGCGTTATTCAAAGAAGCAACTGATATTGAAATTTTAAATATATTTAAGAAATCTGTATTGCAGAAACAACCCGAAACCGATGTTAACGACACGGAAGAAGTGAAAGAACGGGAGAGTGGCTATTATAAGTTAAAAATAAAAGTAGTGCCTAACGAGATTAGCAATACGGTAGGATTGTATTATTCAGATAAAAAATACTGGGTAGTAATGGGAAGCCCTCATATTTTCAAAGATGATGATTTTGAATCAATCGACGAAAAAATATCGTTTGAAGCTTCCGAATCCGATTTGATTGTTAAACTGAAAGAAGCGAAAGACGCTATTAAAGAGTTTGAAATTTATTTCGATAACGCCAGTAAAATTACAGGAATAGTAAATGAGGAATTTGATTTATGGAAACTTGCAAATAATACCCTATCAACTTTAGAATCACTAAAATACATTTAAAATGGCAAATACATTCAAAAAAGGCGATACCGTTGATTACGATAACGGAACCATTAAGAAAACTTTTGTAGTTTACACCGTCGGAGAGCATCATTTGTATTCAGATAAATGGAATACGTCTTCCCACGCGATTAAATATTGTAAAATATCAAATACAGATAACAAGACAGCGGAGTGGAAGTCAGACAAACAAAGATTTTCGGATTTAAACAACGAATTGAAATTATCCAATCAGAAAAAAGCATCGCTTATTAATGATTTGAAGGAGTTGAGGGAACATATACAGAAATGCATTCATCCTAACCCAAGAAATATTGATTTGATATTCGGAGCAAATGACGGATACGAATACGTCAATACTTTAATAGATGATCTACTAACTAAACACCAAGAGTAATGGAAATACTATGTAAAATATTAGGGCATAAGATATCTACAAAAAGAATTTGGAGAAGATATTTCACAGCAATAGCAGGAGAAACGGACGGCGTTATTCCATTCCTTAAATCTAAATTAAAAGAATGAAAACCCTAATCCCAATACCCGAATTGCCTAACGTGTACGTTGTGAAAGTTGAATTAACAGCGGATGATTTTAACGTAACAGGAAATAGCCTGATTTATGATCCGAATCCAAATAATGCATCAGAACTTTATGATATTGTAGATGTAGGATTCGATTTTCAACTACTAGGCTTCGTGACGAAGGATGAAATAAGTTTTGATGTTGATCCGTATGTAGAGTGTTTCTCCCGTGAATTAGGACATTATAGGAACTACACCATAAAAGCACAAATTACTCAAACTATAAAACAAAACGCTGTTGATTCTTTTCGTTCTGCTCTTGCGTCGGAGGAAATAACTTTTGTAAATCCATTTGGAGAAACAAAGCCAATGTCTTTTGATGAATATGCAATGGAATGTCAGACATGGCAAACCGCCGAAGATAACCTAGCACAAAAACTTGTAGTGTTAATTAAAAAGTAAAACGTATATTTGAATTATGGCACACGATCAAATCACATTAGAAAGAATTGAGTTATGATAACAACAGAGCAAGCAATAAAAAAATACGGAAAACCAAATCAATCAGGCGCAGGATATTTAGTAAGTATTAATTTGCCTTTTCCAATGCGTTTAGCATGGGATTTAAATACTAAGGTAAAAACAGTTCGCTGTCATAAGTTAATAGCTGAAAAGCTATTAAATGCACTTAATGAAATAAACTGTGTTTACGGATATACGAAAATAGTAGATTTAGGTATTGATTTGTTTGGGGGCTGTTTTAATTTCAGACAAATGCGTGGCGGTTCAGATTACAGTCGGCATAGCTGGGGAATCGCAATAGATTTAGATCCCTTACGGAATCAGTTACATGAAACATCTAAAACAGCTAGATTTGCAAGACCTGAATACAAACAAATGATTGATATATTTTACAAACATGGATTTATTTCATTAGGTAGGGACAAAAACTACGATTGGATGCACTTTGAAATAAAAGATTAGCGTATATTTGTAGTAAATCCCGCCAGATTTAAAATTTAAATCAATGCTTTTCTTATGACTTCCTGGCGGGTGTTATTCGAAAGGCATTTTTCAATTATGATAGGAATATACAAAATAACAAATCCTGAGGGTTTAGTTTACGTAGGAGCAAGTAGTAATATAATGAAAAGAATAAATCATTATAAATCTATAAGCTGTAAAGGTCAGAAGAAATTATATTCTTCTATTCAAAAGTATGGATTTGACAATCATTTATTTGAAGTTTTAGAGGAATGTGATAAAAGCCAACTTAATGATAAAGAATGCTTTTATGGAATTAAATACGATGTTTTGGAAAATGGTCTAAATTCGGTTGTACCTAAAATGGGTGTTAGTATGGAAACTAAAATAAAAATGAGCGTTAATAAGATGGGTTCAAAAAACAAATTTTATGGAAAAACACATTCTGATGAAACAAAGGAAAAAATAAGACAATTTCAAACAGGAAGAAAGCATACAATGGAACACAGAATGAAGGTTTCTAAGAATAGCGCAAAATCGATGTCTAAAATAGTTTTAGATTTGTCTACTGGAATATTTTTTAACTCGATAAAAGAAGCCTCTATTTGTTTAGGGTTTAATCACTCTACTTTAAAAAGCAAACTTAACGGCTCAAACAAAAACACAACAAATTTAATAATAGTCTAAGGACACTAACCAAAAATAATAATTATGGAAGCAAGAGAATTGAGAATCGGGAATTACGTTAATGTAAAATGCATAGCAATGGAAATTGGATTTTTAGATGATTTTGATGCATGCCAAATAAATATACCAAATCTTAATGATATTTCAATAGGCTCAAAAGATTTCCTTTACGAACCTATCCCATTAACAGAAGAATGGCTGTTGAGGTTTGGGTTTTATAAAAAACAAGCAAATTATGAATTAGATAATTTCAGGTTTCACATAACCAAGCCAATGAACTATGACGGATTTCTTTTTTGTGAAGGCTATTCTGTGATAACAGAGAAAATCCAAAACGTCCACCAGCTCCAAAACCTATACTTCGCATTAACGGGTGAAGAACTAACACTGTCCGAATGAACCAACCCAAACCCAAAGTACCAAAAGAAATCCAACACGCAGGAGTTGAAGCCGTAAACACCGCATCGAACGAACTGTTCAAAGAATGGAAGCCAAATACTACATTCGGTCACATTGCAAAATGGTTTGCTAAAACAGCCCTTACAATAGGAATAGGAATAACAACAAAGAACATTAATAAACAGTAATTATGGAAAAACTTATTGAAGCATTACAGATTTTTTTAAAGTATTGTAATACTGATTATCCTATAACTTGTGCAAACGACTTATTACACGTTGGTATTTATCCTGAATTAGTATCTAATGAAGATAAACAGAAACTTGATGAATTAGGATTTTTCGTTAGTGATGATGAGGATGGATTTGATAGTTATGAATTTGGAAGTTGTTAAATAAAAGCGGAACCCGAAAAGCTAACGAGTAGGGAAAACATTAATTTATTTTTATGAGAAGTATTTTTAGCGTCGTGTTATTAGGAATTGCAATGTTATCCTGCACGAATGAAAACGAAGTTACAACGGCTAACCTAGAAGCCGAAACACCTGTTGAATTGACTTGGATAGATGGTGGCACATCGGGTTACTCGGTAATCGACCGAACCAACACAACGGCAACATGGACTATTATTTGTAAGGACGGTACGCCAGCAGACAGCCCTTACGGTACATTTTGCGCAAGTGATGGTAAGGGCAATTACGCCACTGTAAATTGGAGCCTAAGCCGATCAAGCGTATTAACTCCAGGCGGCGGCGGTCACGGTTACGTCGGCAGTGCGTCAGGCGGTGGCTATATACATTATTACTCAAACCGAGTGCCTTTTTGCGGTGCTTGCTAGAAATAAAATTACCTCTTAAACCTCCCATAACACGGAGGTTTTTTTATGCCTTGAAAAATAATCTGAAAATAATTTAAAATAAATTAGGTACGTACTAATAAAGTACGTACATTTGCTATATAAAAACAACAACATTAATACTTATTATCATGAAAAATGTTTATCAAAATCTAAGCGGATTTACTTTTAGCGAAACTAGAGCTAAAGAATATTATGGAGAAAGATTCAATTCTATGTTAAGCAACAATCTTTTAATAAAAGTTATTTTAGATGAAGATGGTAATCTAATTGGAGAATGGTAAAACTAAACGAAAAACAAATAAAAAAACTTGAAGTATTAAATAGACGAAAAAGGCATTTAGAAAACTCAAAAGAATGCCTTTTAGAAAATTTAAAACCAATACTTGAAGATTTAGAAAAAATAAGAATATCTATTGATGAAATAGAAATCGAAAACAAATATGGAAATTAAAAAATACATTGCAAAAATAGTCGATACTGAGACAGAGGTTATTGGTTATATTTCAGAATGCAGAAAATATGAATCAGGATCTTATAATGGTGAAATTGATTATATAATTTCAGTTACTGAAATATCCATGCCAGAATCAATAATAAGAGGTTGTTTTAAAGTGGAAAAAGAATCCATACAAGAGTTTGTTCAATGCCCTGTTTGTAAATACAATAAAACAATAATAGATTATGAATATTTATCTTGTTCTGAGAAATGCTATAAAAACCTATAAAAACTTTATCCAAATACAAAAATAACTTAAACAATGCCAACAGACAGACTAACAACTTTACAAAACAGATACGATAGGTTATTAGAAGCCAATCAAACACACTTATACATCTATTCCGATAAAGCGGAAAGATATATAAAAACTATTCGTGAAATACGCACGCAAATAGATTTAAGGCGTGAACACAACAAGAGGGTTAATTTTAATTCAGCAGAAAGCCAATTCTTAAGAAATTCAAAAGGCATGAGCGGAGTTCAAATACTTACAAAAAAAGATATGTTTAATTTAACCAGCCCAATACTATGATAAATAACAACAAAAGGATGGAGATAAAGTACTCCGAAAAGCATGCAGAATTTCACGGAAGCAAAGAAGAACTGTCTAAGGCTATGAGAGCAATACGAGATTGTAAAGACAAAGAGCTTATAGAAAAAGTAAAGAAATCAAAAAACAAATCAAATTAACGAGGTGTTGAAGCCTTACTAAACCAAAATAAATTATGGACGCAAAAGATTTTAAAAACTTGTTTCAAGAAATATACCGTTTGATTGATTCTAAAAAATCAAGTAAAATGAGTGGTGCATCTGGAGAGTTAAATAATAAATTAGAAAAATTGAAATATCAAATAAAAAAACTTAATAATGACAAATAAAGAAAAATTCGCAATATGGATGCGAGACAGGGTAAAGTCAGTACACTTTGCCAACAACGAGAAAATGTATAACGCTTACTGTAAAATAGATGAATATGGAAAATAGCAGCTTTTTTGAATTAGGATATTCACTATGGGTAACATTTGTTTGCATATTGATTATTATAGTACTTGGTTATTTTATAAAAGGATATTTGAAGTCTGAAAAAGAAAGGGAGTATTTGGAAGAAGAAAACCAACGCCTTTTAACAGCACTTGAAAACGCCAACGATAAAGTATTCGGATTGGATGCTGAAATTGAAACCAAGAGCCTTAAAATAGCTAAAGACTTGGAAACAATAGAGGCTATGAAAGTAGTTTTGAATACGCAGAATTTATTAATTGCTAACCATAAAGTAGAAAGTCATGAGTAGAGAAATTAAGTTTAGAGGTAAAAGGGTTGATAACGGAGAATGGGCATTTGGGATGTATTTAATTTCAGGTAAAAATCATCACAGCCCAAATCTTCATGTTATTTATTCTGACGAAAATAATCTAAATCAATACATGGGATTGCAAGGCCGTACTGTAATTCCTGAAACAGTCGGACAATTTACAGGATTAACCGACAAGAACGGAAAAGAAATCTATGAAGGGGATATTTTGAAATCCTCTATGCCCAGTGATTTTGATGAAGAAAGAGTTTATTCTGTTGGATTTTATTTTGGTGCATTTTGTTTCCACAAAGGAACCGATAAACTACCTTGCAGACAATGGAATGATGGATCAAATGACTGGTATTCAATTGAAAATATAGAATCGTATTTATCAGAAGTAATTGGAAATATTCACGATAATAAATCACTATGCCAACAATAACCAAAGTACCTGAACCCAAAGACCCAAGATTCAATCTACCTATTCAAAACGTAGATTACAGCAAAAAGGGAAGTTTTAAATGTATAACCAAATTTAGCAGATTGCTACAAAAATAAAAAAAATCATGAACACACTAAAAAAAGAATTACCGAAAAGATTTACCGATGCGGTTAGTAAATTGTATAATGCTTTTCACAAAGGAGAGTTAAACGCATTAGATTGTGAACATTGCGCAGTAGGAAATATGTGCAATAATGATGGCGGTTGGATGGAAGTTAATAGTGGATTAAACAGTCGTCCTATTCCGAAAAAATATGAAAAAATTACAGGATACAATATTTTTGAACTAAACACAATAGAAACACTATTTATGTTTGGAGTTAGAAAAGCAAGGTTAGAAATGAGCGGTCATTTTGCATCTGATGGCACGACTGAATCGCAATTTAAAGGACTTTGCGCTGTCATAGAATACCTTTGTGAATTAGACAATATTCCAAACATCATGGAATATAAATCGCTTTTTGAAACTGAAAACAATACACCAAAAATAGAACTTTCAGAAGTGTTTATCTAAATAATTTCACTATCTTAGCATAACAATAGCGGTCGAACTATTGCACAACACACAACGGTTTTACTAGGAAAGGATTCGACCACTTTCCAATTGGTAGAGCCGTTTTTTATTTAACCAAAAATTATAAAAACATGAAATACATTACAAAATTAAAATTAGCTTCCGTTCATCAGGTTTGCGATTTTGAAAACAAATCAACAGAATTTATGCTTCAACTAATGCAAGATACTTGTAAAGTAGATTTAGATACTGTTATTGCATATATGGAAACGCCTTTTGAAGAAAAACAAAAACTTTTTTCGGATTTAAAAGATTTGCTTAACGTGATTACAAAATTAGATATTTTTTAACCAAAAATTATAAATTATGTCAACAGAAAAACACCATTACAGAAACGTTTTCAAATCGGATCACTTAGGAAGTGCAGATTTAGAAGATTTCATCGAACAAAAGAAAGCACTTGTTTTTACAATTAAAGAAGTTAAACAAGAGTTTGGCGCAAAGGTGGCGGGTAAAAAAGGGGATTTTAACATTGCCTATTTCGTAGAACCGATTAAGCCTTTGGTTTTAAATGCAACAAACTCGAAACAAATTAAGGCATTCGCGGGCGGTTCTCCTTTTGTTGAGAATTGGAAAAATATAACAATCGAATTATACATCGATGAAAATGTTAAGTCTGTTGCGGGAGGAACAACGCAAGGAGTTAGAATACGACCTGTTCAGCCTATAGTTTCAAAGCCTGAATTTAAAGAGGTTAACTTTGAGCCAGCAAAAAAAGCTAATGCTACAATTGAAATGATAAAATTAGGATATTCAATTACTCCTGAAATGGAAAAAATGTATTTGGAATATGCAACAGCGGAGTAAAGAATGGTTTGCTATGCGGAAAGGTAGAGTTACAGGCTCTACCGTTTCACGCATACTTGGTAAGGAAGGACTAAAGGCAACCATTGGAGCCATTGAAAACTACGCAGAAGAAAAAGCCATTGAAATAGTTTACGGACTGGATGAAGAAGATACTTTCGAATCAGCAGACATGAAACGTGGAACCGAATTAGAACCCTTAGCATTCCGTAAGTTTTCGGAGTTAATGATTTTAAAATTTGTTACCGTAAAAGAATGTACCTTTTTCCCTTTTGGCAAAGATGCTGGCGCAAGTCCTGATGGTATAGTTTCCGATGATGAGTGTTTAGAAATAAAATGCCCAAGGCCTAAAAAGTTTTTCAACTTGGTTCGTGTTGGCATTCCCGCTATTGATTCAGAATACATGGCACAAATGCAATTTGAAATGTTATGCAGTAATTCAAAGCGTTGCCATTTTTTCAACTACATAATTTACAATGGAAAAGAAATGTGGCATCACTTAATTATTGAACGTGATGAGGTGTTTATTGACTTTATAAAAACCCGCGTAAAAGAAGTAGTTTCATTGCGTGACAGGTTTGTAAAAGAAATGTTTGCAAAACAACAGTTCTAATGAAAATACAAATAATAACCTCGATAATTGATGGACGTTTCAAAAGAAACATTAACCATGTTTTGGATGCGGTTAAAAACTTCGAAGGCAAAAACTGTTTATTAACTTTAGAGCCAATTAAAAAGAACCGCTCTAATCAACAAAATAGTTTTTATTGGGGCGTAGTGGTGGTTTTGGTTCAAAGCGGCTTAAAAGACGCCACAGGAGAGTTCAGGACGGCAGAAAACATTCACTACAATATACTTCTTAAGATGTTTGCGCCTGAAAAGGAATTGATAAACATAGAAACAGGCGAATGCATCACAGAGAAAATAAGCAGTTCCGAAATGACAACCACGCAATTTATGGAATATATTATGGAAATTCAAAAATGGGCTTCGGAGTTTTTGAATATCGACATACCAAATCCGAATGAAGAAATAACTTTAAATTTTGAATAATGAATATAGTAGACAGAATAAACCAAATAGAAAGAGCCTTGAATATGGATTTCAGAAACCAGCCTACACGAATCGAGGTTATGGCACGAGTAGCAATATGTGATGAATATCCCGAACTAAACGGTATGAGCTTAAAAAAGGCTTTCAGCGTAAGTCATTCAATAGCGATGAACTACAGACGAGGCATAAAAAAATACAAAGGAACAGAACGTTACGAAATGGTTTTAATGGCAATTAAACATTTAGATCCGTCGTTCTTACCTGAACCGATAAACAAACACTACGTTCGAAAGAAAGCATTTTCAGAACTCAAACCGAAGTTAAAGCCTATACAGCAGAAAATACCAACGGAACAGGTTATGTTAGTACTACGTAAAAACCGAAAATGCCCTTTGTGGTTAAAAGAAATACGAAATTGGGGCAATGCTGAGTGGGGATTATTTGAAACGCTTAAATCGGCTTAAAATGGGAAAGCCTTTAATAAAACTTACCGAACACGAAAAAGAGCAGATAATAACAATATTTGAAACTTCTAATGATAATGGAGTAAGTTTAATATCAAAAAAACTTAATCTTAGCTATCACAAAGTAAATACGTTTTTAGACGCTTACCTGGATGAAAAAAGACTTTTACTGATAACCAAAAATAAATAATCATGAATAGCGAAATAATACTACACGGTTTTACAAAAGCCTACGCAAACAATACATTCAAAGAATTTAGTTCCGATGATGTAAGAAACGAGTTACTCAGTTTAAACACCGATTTCAACGACTTTTCTAAAATGGGTGCGGTATTCCGTTCGCTGTTAAAAGATGGCTTAATCACGAAGAAAGGCGTAAAATGTAGTACGATTCCGTCGAGGCGTGGTGGTCTACAATGGTCGTATATCAGTCGTGCCTATCAGTTGAGGCAACAACAAAACAGAAAATTAAAACAACCTGAATTATTTTAACCATTAATATTTTTAAACTATGAATTTAAAATTCACAAACCCGACAGGATTTCAATTTAAAGAAATCAAAAACGCAATTGGAAATGATGAAATGAGACCAGCTTTTCATTATGT